AGCAGGAGAAGAACCTAGATATTTTATAGATAACGATTTTACATGTGAACCATTTACAGAAAGATTTGATAACGCTGTTGCGGGTTGGGTTATGGATTTAGGAGTTATAGTAGAAAATGAGTTAAATAGTTGTAACATACCAATAGACAACACAACGATATGTGTAAAATAAAAATAGGAAAATTAACAATACAATTAATACCACTTAAAATTACATATGGACTATAACGAATTATTAGAGAAACTTGAAGAAATAAGTATAGATCTTGAAAGTTATACAGACTATCCTCAGGCAGCTACTAACAACGCAAAGAGAGCTAGGAAATGGAAAGAGGAAAATGGTAGTTCTTGTGGAACACCTGTAGGATGGACAAGATCAGCACAATTAGCAGGTAGAAAACCGATTAGTAGAGATACAATCGCTAGGATGGCTTCATTTAAAAGACATCAACAACATAAAGACGTACCATATTCAGAAGGTTGTGGGGGTTTAATGTGGGATGCTTGGGGAGGTTCTTCGGGTATTAACTGGGCAATTAGTAAATTAAAACAAATAGATAAAAAATAAAATGGCAGATTTAACAACAACAATTACAGAAACTGTAACAATCAACGGAACAAATAGAGGTTCTACAAATACAATAACTACTACAGGAATTGTAGATACATTAGAAAGAACAATATCTTGTACTCATTCACAAACTACTACTATTGCAGAGTTTGGAGCAACACCACATGCAGCAGCAAGTAATATAGATCGTGATAACGTAAAGTATTTAAGGGTAACTAATTTAGATGATACTAACGAATGTATGTTAGGAGTAGTAACAGGGGCTTCTAATTATCAAGTAAGACTAAGAGCGGGAGCTTCTCATATATTATATAATGGAGATGACATAGCTATTGGAGAAGAAGATACAACACCAGCTTTTGCAGCTATTACAGGAGATTTAGCTTCTTTACAAATTAGACCTAGTACTTCTAATGATATTCAAGTAGAATTATTTATAGCTAGCGTATAATGGCTTTGTTCGGATTAGATTTTACGAGCTTAGAGAAGTATTTAAACAGTTACGGGGGTTATATAGTCCGACAAGCTAAAAGTATCTTAAAGCGAAGGAATGATACCGGAAAACTATCAAAGTCATTAGATTTTAAAGTAAATACTGAAAAGGGTGGATACTCATTAGAGTTTTTAGCAGATGAATACGGAAAATATGTAGGTAAAGGAGTTAGTGGAACACAAAGCAGAAGAACATATATAGACGCTCAAGGAAATAGAAAACCTAGTCCGTTTAAGTATAGATCTACAAGTAATCTTAGAGGACTAGAAAATGCTACGGGTACATTTAGAAAATACGCAAAGAGGAAAGGATTAAAGGGTAGAGGTAAAGATGGTAGATTTATTACAGATAAAAGTCTTGGATTTGCTATAGCAGAAAGTGTAAAGAAAAAAGGAATAAGAGCAGCTAGTTACTACACAAAACCTTTATCAATGAGTTATAAAAAATTTAGACAAGAGTTAGAGAAAAACTTTGGAAAAGATATTGAAACGAACATACAAAAAATGATATGAGTTTAATTATACAACAAAAACCTAAATACAGACTAATACCAGCAACAAGTCAAATTATATATACATTATATGATGACTCTACTATTGGAGGTAATAAACAGAAAATAAAATATACAGCAAAAGTATTCTTACATAACAGAACAAGTGGGCTTACAAATTCAGAAAACTTAGTAGGAATATTTAAAGTAACACCAAATGGAGAAGGTTACGGAATGTTTGATTTAAGTCCTATTTTACAAAACTATGTTAGTCCGGATTATTTAGGAGGAACAGTACATAATGTAAATAATATTAATATGAGTAGTTATAACGCTCAACAATATTCAGATACAACACCTCACACAATACACCAAATAGATAAGTTTTCTACAAATAGAAATTCTGTGAGATTTTTTAAAGTCAAATTTAATATAGAAGCGGCAGACTCTATTGAAGATCCTGTAACAGAACAATATGCAGCTGATGAAGTAACAGATGTTAATGTTTTATACAATGGAGTATTATATGATACAGATATTTTAAATTTAGATAGTAATGGTAATTTTGGTTTTAACTTAGATAAAGCAGGTTTTATACCAAATCAAAATACTGATAAGTTTTTAACTAACGCACCGACTACACAATACATAAGAGATAATGATTATGCAACACTTGCATTTTTTAGTCAATATAATTTAGATTTTGTAGTAGGTACAACAGGGCAACAATACCCGTCAGTTGCAAAACTTAAGTTTCAATTCTACTATAACGGAAGTACAACAGGTTCTCTAATTACAAAAGATATTAACGCAGCAGCGGGAGGACATTCAGGTTACATGGGAGATAGTAATACTAGATTACAATTTGCAGGAGTAGGTGTAGGTAACCTTAGAGGAGATAGTACAACAATACCATCTAATTGGGATTACTATACAGTACAAGCGTTCGGGCCTGTTAGTCCTATTACTCAAGAATATAAATTTTATAATCAATTAGAAGACTGTAAAAACTTTGAAACAATACGTTTAGTTTGGTTAAATAAATTTGGGGTTTGGGACTATTATAACTTTACAAAAAAGTCTGTAAGATCTTTTAGTACAACAAGAAAGTCTTATACACAAATAGGAGGAACATGGAATACAAGTAGATTCAGACCAGATGGACATACAGGAGGTAAGAAATATTTTGCTAATAAAACAACAGAAGCAATTAAATTAAATACTGATTACATAACAGAGGAGGAAGCAATTTGGTTAGAGGAGTTATTTAATAGTAATGATGTATATGTATTAGAACAAAGAAGTACAGATGACACAGATCAAGGTTATATGAGAAAGTATATAAAACCTACTACAATAACTAATACTACACACACAAGAAAAACAAAAGCTAACGACAGACTAATACAATATACGTTTAGTATAGAGTTAGATAAAACAAAGAAAAGTCAATTAATGTAATGAGCGTACAATTAATTTTATTTCCACAAAACTATGAAGGACAATACAGTGCTATTGGTACTCCTGTTTTTACAGAACATGTAAGTGATTATTCTTTTAATATAGGAACATTAGGAACAGGTTTTAGTGGTAGTATGGTATCGTTATCTGATCTATTAAATTCTAATTCTCTACCAGCACCTACTAATGTTTGGCAACAATTTAATAGTACAGGAGGTTTATTAGGACTTGCTCAAGCATCTTCTGTTTCAGGAGGTAAAGTAACAATAGACTGCGCAGATAGTGGTACGTCAAGTTTGTCGGGAATATATCAATTAATTAGTAACCTTACAATAGGATCTACTTATACAGTAAAAATACAAAGATTAGCAGGTACAACAGGATTAACTCTAATAGGGTTTTCTATATCATCCTATATTGAATGCAGGATTACCAGCTACAGTAGGTACGCATACCTTTACATTTACAGCAACACATACGGAACAAGTATTTATTTTAACTTATGGTAATAATGATGATACAAACCTAGAAATAGGAGAAGTATCTATACAAGAAAGTGTAGGGAGTGCTCCAACAATAGATGTATTTAGAGATGGTCAAGTTATTTGTGATTTATATCAAGAAAGTTATATACCTCTTAGTTTGAGTATTGATAACTTTAAAAACGTACATGAGAAAAAACAAAGTTTCTCAAAACCTTTTAAACTACCAGCAACAAAACGAAACAATCAAATATTTACAAGTTTGTTTGACGTAACAAAGTCTATTAATGATGATGCATTTAGTTTTCATCCATACAAAAAAACAAAGTGTATTTTAAAAGAAGATAGTTATACAATATTTGAAGGGTATTTAAAACTTATAGACATAACAGAAAAAGATGGAGAAATAAGTTATAATGTAAATTTATATTCAGAAACAATAACTTTAGCAGATACATTAAAAGACAAAAAGTTTTCAGACATTGACTTTTTTGAATTGTCACACGATTATAATAGAACAAATATAGTTGCAAGTCAAACAGGATCTGTTACATTTACAGAGGCTAGTACAAGTACATTTAGGTCTGCAGATACTATAAAATACCCTTTTTGCAGATGGAATGGAGAAACCTATGTTGACTCTACAGATGATAAGGTAAAAATGTCTAGACTAGAAGATGCATATAGACCTTGGATTAACTGTAAATATTTAGTTGATCGGATATTTGACGAAGCAGGTTTTACTTATAGTAGTGATTTTTTTAATAGTTCAGATTTTACAGATTTGTATATGGACTTTAATTGGGGAGAAGGAATAACACCTGTTAATGTTCATGGTTTACAAACTATTAGTATTGCAGCTGACTATACATTACCTACTACTTTACAAGCTACACAATTTACTACAGGGTCTATACCTTCAGGATTTGATACTAGTACTAACGTATTTACAGCAACAGCTGATAATACAAATGTACAAGGTTCATTAAGATTTCAAGTAATGAATACAGGAAGTCAAGAAATATTACGTATATATGTACAGCATACAGACTCAAATGATAACACAATAAATCAAGTACTAACTCAACATAC